CCTTGCGGGCTGCTCGTCATGTAGAAAGGAGTTTCTTATGATCACTGTCGAAGGACTCGGAGGAAAAGGTACTCTGTGGTGCGCTTTGAAGTTTGGTTCTGGTCCTAGCACGAAAAATGCTACGGTCAACGCCTACACTCCATCTAATCTCGCTCTTGCGAGTGCGCCTCCATTTGAATGCTATTTACCCCCCGTTGGCGGTGCCGGGCTTTGGTATCTTACTGATGGATCACCTTACGGTCCGAAGGTATCGAAGTTTGAGGTTGGAACGCTGAAAGGCGTTACGAACTCACCCGATACCCCGAACCCATGTGAACACAGTACTATTACCGGAAGCCTAGTTGCCACCAATTCGGATCCCACATTGCGCCCCCATATTACCTGGAACGTAGCGGACTACAACAAAGAGACTCCAGGGTCTTACCAATGGTTTACACCAAATGGTGAAACTCTGAGTTTCCATGCTGGACGTCCCGCCTGGACTGGTTCTATGTTGGCCTACAATCGCAAAGGAATAAAAGATGTAGTCCCATACGATAGTTTAAACTATGACGTATGGTACTATAACACCTTTCTTCTTGCTGGCTGGTGTGTTCCGATTGGTTCTTCAACCCCAATTTACGCGCATCCTGCACGTCTGGGCGAATCACTTTGTTGTATTGCAAGCGGGACCCCTGGCCCCGTTGATGGAATGTTCCTGCAAGCAACAATGGTTCACCGTCTAGAATGCAAGCACGTATCAGCTAATGTATGGACGGAAACGTGGGTATTTGAATATCACCACAACGCCTCCTACATTCCCTCAACCCCTGTCTCTCAAGACACGGGGTATGGTTATGTCGTTTCAGCAATGAAACGAGTGAGAACCCATAGGATGTCAAAAATTCAGTCTGTTAATTCGACTCTTTTTAGAGCTCAAATTGATACTACTGAAGAAGTGACATACTTTGGTCATGATGCTGCTTGGCCGATTGCCACATATTTTTCTGGCAAGGAGTCGAACAACTTCTCGACTGTGGTTACTCTCCTGGTTCTTGAGCCAGGCATCTCCACCGGAGACACATTTCTTAAGGAGAAGCTTGACGCATATTGCGCTCTAGCTATTCCGAGGGCGGTGTCTCTGTATGAGTGTAAAAGCGCCACGATCGCGAGATCAAGCGCAATTGCTGACGTGCCAGGTCTCGATTCTAATTGGCTCGAGAACCTGTCACAAGTTGGTGGGACTCTTGAAGTTGTTGCTCCACTAGTCATGGGCTGGAAAGCCATTCGTTCTGGCGATTTCTCGTTGGCAAAGCGTGCACTAGCTAGTGCATACTTGTCATACAAGTACGTCATCGCGCCTGGTATCTCAGACTATCACGATGTAAAGTCCAACTTCAAAACGATTGTCAAGGGCTTCACTAAATATCGCTTCTCTAACGAGAGGCGTCGCGGTCGGTACATTATGGACCGGCCCGCATGTGAAGCTTTGGCCAAACTAACTTACACGTGCACGTTGAACCTCCAGCTTAAGGATTCGTCCATAGCTGCTGTCTTTAATGCACTTGAAAAGTTAGGCCTGGACCCATCCTCAGGGAACGTTTGGGATTTAATTCCTCTTTCGTTCGTTTTGGACTGGTTTACCGGCATTGGTCCGCACCTCCATAAACTCGACGCCATGCAAAATAACATAGTGTTGAGGAATGTGAGGTCGCGCATTGAATCGTTTAAAGTCCAGTGGCCCCTTACCTCGAATGATTTGATTGGATTCGATATGACGGAGTTTTCCGTAACTGAGCCTCTCAAGTATTCCTGGTATGATCGTAGGATTCTTTTTGGCGTTGGGGCGTTTAACCCCAATGCAGCCCAATCTAGTGACGGCTTATCCGCGAGTCAAATGACTCAAGGAGCGGCACTTCTGACGCTATACAAAAAGTAGCCTCAGACAACCATTTCCCCCAAATTCTGGGGGACCGCAGCCTTTAAAGCAGCGGTTTATAAGAGAGGAGATAGGTGATTATGGCAATATCTTTCACGTTTGGGACAGGTGCCACGGGTGTAGCTGTTTCAAAGAGCTTACTCCCGTGGGCCTATACAAGTGCATTCAGAATCATTTCAGACTCTGGCACACTTGCCCGTATGACAGATATTATATCTCCGCTTGGCAGTGAGACAACCGCAAAGGTTACTCTTGACAAGATCGCAAATGTCTATACGACGCTTGCGGACAAACCGGTTCCATTGTCGGCACAAAATGCCAGTACAACTGGACATACCGTATTTGTGGAGCTAAAAACCATAGCCACGAAACTCGTCGGTACTCAAGTCGTTCAACTTCCCATGGTCTCTAGGATTGAGCTTCGATTGCCTGATGACGCAGATATTGCTGAGTCGGACATCGAGACACTCGTTCTAGCGACATACGCGTTGTTGTGCGATGCTGCTGGTAATCCAACAGTAGTAACCGAAAAGATGCGTGGCGCACTGACACCAGTCGGCATTTAATGCCGGCTCGTGTGCCCTCAACCAAAGGAGGTTAAGGTGGATGTCAGAAAATCATCTGGCAATCGTACGGCAAAATGTTGCGTGTACGCTCAGTTACCGAATTGGTAACCATAGAATCCTACCAAGTTCGAAGGGTGATTTCGATTGCATTTGCAACGGACTCACTCTTTGGGTTGGGATACTCCTTGATCATGACCTCAGACTTGAGCCTAACGCTCAGGAACACCGCGGTTTCATCGGGAGAGTATTAAAACTCCCCTGGATTAACGGCGACAAAGTAGTGGATTTAACTCCTCTATTTGTGTTCCTCGATGATCTAGATGCCTCTTTGATTGAGGAATTATCTAGTCATGCACCCTTTAAAGGGGCCCATCTCCTACGGGAGATCGAAGTCCCGGCTAATGCCGGTGTGTTAGTTGATCTATGTCGCAGGACGATTAAAACGCTTGCGAGAGGAGGTGTTTCCGATGTTTTGGCCATTAAACTTCTCCACCAAACTTTCTGTTTCCTTAAGAAGATACAGATTGACCGTCCAGATCTTAATGAACAGGCAAACGCCGATTTCATTAACTTTGAACAGGGATTGGAGAATGCATGTGGTATTCTTGCTAAGCAAGGTACCATTAGTGTGATCAGTGAGATGAACTCGCTTGCGCGTGAACATCTATCTAGTTTTACACTAAAGCCTTTTCGTCCGAAGCACGGACCCGGAGCAGTCGCCGACACAAGTGTCAGATGCTGGTACGATAAGTACACGCACCTGAGAACTGATGCTCGGATTGACTACCTTTTGGGTCGTGATGACTTAGGAACCACTGCGGACTATTGTCCGTGGGTCATGAGCGAGAAGTCCTCACGGACGTCGCGTTATGTTTCGGTTCCTAAGACATGGAAAAAGTTGAGAGGTATCTCAGCCGAGCCGGTTGAACTTATGTTCTTCCAGCAGGCTGTGGCCGCAAGGTTGGACGATGTGTTTACCACTGACGAATGGTGGAAGGCACGCGTAAATCTTCACGATCAAGCTACTTCACGAAGGCTTGCCCTTACAGGAAGTCTTCATGATGGTTTTGCTACGATCGACCTTTCAGCTGCTTCTGATTCTGTGACGCTTGAGTTAGTGAAGTCTGTGTTCAAAGGAACACCCGTACTTCCCTGGCTCCTGGGCACTAGATCCACTCATACCATTTGTGGAGACACAAAGGTTAGGTTACTCAAGTTCGCCCCAATGGGGAGTGCTTGTTGTTTTCCTGTTGAGTGTATAATCTTTGCTCTGGCGGCGCAAGTCGCAAGCGACCGGACACGTCTATCGGATCTTGGGGAATCCCAAACCGTAAGAGTGTTCGGTGACGACATCATAGTCGATTGGTATGCAGCACCACATCTCATTGAAATTCTCGAAATGCTTGGCTTCAAGGTTAATACCGAGAAAACATACATCACCGGGAACTTTCGTGAGGCTTGCGGTGTTGAAGCCTATCTGGGTAATGAGATTCAACCTTTGCGTTATAAACGCTTAGGTTTTTCTCAGAAACCCGAATCTTCACCTACTGAGGATATTGCGACCGCCTTGGAGTACTGCAATTCGCTGTACTACGGAGGCTACCACGAGACGAGAAAGTATCTCCTAGCTTTGCTTCTCTCAAAGAAGTATAAGCTAAAGAATGCCTATCGTTCCGTTGGTCGGTATCTTCCAGTGACGTTTGACGGTGGTAGAGGCACTCTTGCCTCACCCCTACCTACGAACTTTAACAGGTTGTTTAAGTTCGATAGGGATCTTCAGACTCTTGTAGTCCGAAGTATCGGTTTCCGTCTACGTCTTATGTCACCGTTCAACAGTTTGGAAATGTCCGAGCTGTTTTCATGGATTAAATACCATGAATGGCAACTCAGCCATCAACTGGGTTTGTTTGACAGTGATAGAAGGTGGGCTAACGGTTGGATCGATCTCGGTCACTTTAGTGAGATCGACTCGAGACTGCCGTTAGGATTCACTATGACACCTACTGAAAAGTGGGTGGTGTGGTCGCACCACAATTCTCTGGTGTGACCTCCGTCGTATATGGATATTTAGTCCATTTTAAAGTTGGGAGGCTGACAAGAGCACGTTTAACGTGTTGCTATCATTTTGGTTTCGTC